GGGATCCTTAACCGGGCCCTCGACAACATATTCGGCGATTCGTTCTCTTTCGTGCCCAATACTAAAGACAAGGACCTCAACTCCGCCGCGAAGGCGTACATCGAGCGCCGGATGAAAGCCGATGTGTGCGACGCCGCCGGCGTCTCCGATTTCCTCACGATGTGCCGGACTTCGATCCGGGGCGTTTGGAATGACGGCGATTCGATGCTGGTATTCCGGCCCGACGGATCGATGATCCCATTCGAAGCCGACCAGATAGTAAACCCGTCAGGCCGGCCCGCCGGCCCCGACTCGACGATCGTTATGGGCGTCGAAATGAACAGGCTTGGACGGCCGCTGAAATATCACGTATCGCAACGGCCCGAATCCGGCAAGCGGACGACGACCAAAACCGTCAGTCCGTCCAATGTCCTCTTTCCCGCCTACCGGACCCGACACGGACAGACGCGGGGATGGTCGTACCTCGGCGCGTGTATGAGCATATTCGAACGGCTCGACGGGTTCATCGATTGGGAAACGTTCGCCGCCGAACTGAACGCCCGGGCGACGATGAAGATTACCAGGCAACTTAGCGAAGAGACGCCGGACGGCACTGAAACCAATAAGGACACCGACACCAACAGCACATTTTCGAAAGTCGAGAAGATGGAAGGCGGCGAGGTCTTCGACCTTCTCGATGGCGAGGATATCGCGTTCGTCGAATCCGCACGGCCGGGCCCCGAGTTTTCGAATTACATCACGACCGTCGCACGGATCGTCGGTGCGGCCGTGGGCTTCCCGCTCGAACTGCTCATGCTGGACTTTTCAAAGACGTCCTGGTCGTCGGGCAGGCTCGGCATGGAGGAGGCCCGCCGGACGTTCAGGTACTGGCAGCGGTTCGCGGGCGTCACAATCACCGAACCGTGGTACGATCGCCAGATCCGCCGCGGCATCGCCACCGGCGAACTGGCCGCGGACGAACGCCTGTTCAACCACACGACACATTGGGCGACATGGCCGTATATCCAGCCCCTCCAGGCCGCTCAGGCGAATCAGATACAGATAGCCAACCGGACCAAAACGAGGTCGGAAGTCATTCGTGAACAGAACAAGACCCCCGAAGAGGTATTCGACGAGTCAGAGGCCGAGGAGAAGGACCTCGCCAGGCGAGGCATACCCGCACACATCATTCCGCAGGCCGAACCGATCGACACCGGCGGAAACTCAGGCGGCAACACGGATAACCCCGAACAATGACCAAATCCAGAAAAACAAAAACCAACGGCCTGCCGATCCTCCTGGAATACGCCCAGTCTCAGACGTGGCTAGTACATTTCCCAACCCTCGAGCGCATGGTCTCGATAGCCGAACTACACTGTAATAATGTCCGGATTGACTCCGATGTGCTCATGGAACTTACCGACGGCCGCGACCAGCGGGCCGCGGACGTTGCCGCCCAGACCGAAAAGCTCGACGTCCAGGCCGACACCGCGATAATTGAGATCGACGGCGTTATCGCCAAGTATTCGCGACTGGTCAACGGGTCGTCACAGCCCAGGGGCACGTCGATCGAATCGCTGAACCGGCAACTCGATCAGGCGATGGAGGACGCCCGCGTTCAGTCGATTTTCCTCCGCATCGAATCGCCCGGCGGATCCAATGCCGGCCTGGCCGATTTCGGCGACCGCATCTTTCAGGCGACCAGCGAAAAACCGGTGGTCGCGTTCGCCGACGACCTGGCGGCCTCGGCCGCTTATTGGATCGGATCCCAGGCGTCGGTCTTCTATGCCAATCAAAGCGTCTTCCTGCCGGCGATCGGCGTATTCAGCGTGGTCACCGATTCATCAGGCGCCGCCGCGGCCGAGGGGTTCAAGGTGCACATTATTGGCAGCGGACAACACAAGGGGCTCGGCGCACCAGGAACCGCCGTGACGGACGAACACCTGGAGATGCTCCAGACGCTGGTCGACCAATCGTTCGAGGAGTTTTTGACGGCGGTCCTTCGCGGCCGGGCGGATGCGGGCCTGACTGAAGCGGTTTTGCGTCCCTTAGCGGACGGCCGGCTGCTGAAGGCCCCCGACGCCCTGGCCGCCGGTCTGATCGACGGCATAATGACGATGTCCGAAGCGTTCAACGCACCCAAACCAAACACCCGCCCGGGTCCGGCCGACACGGTCGGATCGACGGACGCGGACGAACACCTTGCGGCCTCGGCGGCCGCGGAAATCAGTTCACAGGCCGGCCCGCGATCGGGCCCGGCCACTGAGGAGCAAACAGAAATGGCAGATAAGAAACCCGCAGACCAGGCCGCCGAAACGACGGCCGCAGTGAATGCCGACCGGAAGCGCGTGACGGATCTCAACGCCGCGTTCGGAAACAATCCGGCGATGGCCGCTCTACTGGCCAGTTCGATCGCCGACGGCTCCACCGTCGAGGAGGCCAAGGCGGCCGCCTACGACATCGCACAAGCCAGTCACACCGAGCAGCTCGCCGCCAAAGACACTCAGATCGCCGACCGGGACAAGCGTCTCAAGATCGTGGGCGAGGCCGGGGCCGACGACGTCGACGCCGCCGAGGCGCCGGACGCCGGCCAGTCCGCGGCGACCGGGCCGAGCGACGACGGCGAGGCGTCCACCTACACCGACGCGGTGGAGAGGATGACCGCCGGCGGGATGAGGGTCTCCAAGGCCCACATCATCGCGACGAAGCGGTTCCCGAAATCCAAGGCGGCCATGGTCGCCACGGACTCCGCGGCGTGGGCCCAAACCCAGGACGCCCACGCCGCCCGTTAACGGCGACGACAACGACACGATTAAAGGTCGTCCGCTTGCGGTTTAGCACGACCCCAGAACAAGGAAAATCACCATGACAGCGTACAGTAATCCACTCCCGACATTCACGTCCGGCGAGGCTCTCGAGGCTGACCGGTTCGTGAAATTCTCAACAACCACCGTCATCTACGCGGACGCGGGCGACGAACCCATCGGCATAACGACCGTCGCGGTCGCCACCGCCACGCCCGTGGCCGTCGTCCCGATCAACGCCGCCGGGGTCGTCCGAGCGACCGCCGGGGCCGCGGTCGCCGCGGGGGCCGCGATCTACACCGCCAACGACGGCAAGGTGTCGTCATCGGCCGTCGGCCGCCGCATCGGAACCAACGGCGTGACCGCGTCGTCCGCCGACGGCGGAAAACTGTCGGTCATGCTCAACGCGTTCGCCGGCGCCATAATCGGAACCGACTCGTCGGTCGCCAGGTTCCGCGAGGACTTCTTCACCGGCTCGCTGGAAGACGGCCATAAGTTCAGCACGACCGCCGACAAGGGCGACTGGCTCTCGGTGAGTATCGACGGCGACGGCGACGCCGCCGAGGTGGTCAACGTCGCCGACGACGCTCACGGCGGTATCCTGACGATCACGACCAACAACAAGGCCGTCGACGCCGAGCAGTTGCAGCTCAACGGCGAGTCGTTCACCCTGACCTCCGGCAAGCAGCTCTACATGGAGACCAGTTTCGCCGTCGAGGACGTCGACAAGGCCGACATTTTCATCGGCCTGTCGATCACCGACACCACGGTCATGGCCGGCGTGACCGACCGGATCGGCGTCCAGATGCTGCACGACGGGAACATCAAGGCCCTGGTCGAGAAGGACTCGACCGAGACGCTGACCGACACCACCGTCAACATCACCGACGCGACGCTGGCGACGTTCGCCACCACGAGCGTCAAGGTCGGCATGCTCTACGATGGCGACGAGGACGAGGTGCGGGTGTTCGTCAACGACGTGTACAAGATCACGCTGGCCGCGGCCAACATCCCCGACGACGAGGCCCTGACCCCGACGATCGCCATCCTGGCCACATCGACCGAGGCCCCGAGCCTCTGGGTCGATTACTTCAACGTCGACATGGAACGGTAATTCGACTCCGCCGCGGACCCGGACGCGGGCACGCGGCTTGAGTTAACTGACAAGGCATAACAGAACAAGGAATACGAAAATGGCAATGCGACCCGATTCAACATCAGTGAGCCTCCGACGGGACCTCTCGGCGGTGTTCAACGAATTCGACGAAAAGAAAGCGGCCGATAGATTCATCGCCAGGCGGGCGGCCCCCGGCTTCCACGTGGCCGAGCAGTCGGGAAAATACCCGGTCTTCAATCGTGAAAACTTCCAAAAACTGCCCGAATCCGCCCGGGCCGCGGACGGCGGCTACAACCGGATAGTCAGCGAGTTTGGAGAAGGACTGTATTCCTGCGACGAACATGGCCTCGAGTTCCGGATCGATGACAAGCGACGTCGCCGCTATCAGACGTTCTTCGGAGCCGAGATCGGCGGGACGCGGATTCTCTGGTTCAATATGATGCTGTTGTACGAAAAGCGGGTCGCCGACCTCTACGCCTCGACCGCCATACCGACCACCGCCGTGTCGACCGTCTGGACGACAGTCGCCACGGCTGACCCGGTCGGCGATATCGCGATCGCGGCCCAGAAGATTGAGGACGCCAGCGGGGTCGACCAAAGCGAACTGTCCCTGATCATCCCACGGGCGGACTATCGCGAAATGGTCGCGACCGACCAGTTCACCGAGCAGATCAAGTACACCGTGCCCGGCGTCCGACCGGCGGTCCTGCCATCCGCCGCGGCGGCCGAGATACTCGGCATCAAGGAAGTATTGGTCGCCAAGGGCAACTACGATTCCGCCATCGAAGGCGAGACGATCGTCCATGCCCAGATCTGGCCGTCCACCATAATGTACCTGGCCCTCCTGGCCGAGGACGGCGACCCGCTCGAAATCCCCTCCGCGTTCCGAACGTTCTTCTGGGACGCCGACGCGCCGGAAATGCCGGTGATGGAGTCGTATCGCGAGGAGAACACCCGCAGCGACATCCTCCGGGCCCGCGACGACACCGACGAGGCCGCGACCGGAACGGTCGGCGTGATGGCTCAGGAAATCACGAACTAGCGGCCAGTGATTGAATGTCGTCCGCTTGCGGTTTAACAATGACCATCCAGGATATCATCGCCGCTGATATGGCCAACACGGTGTTCGACACCACCGTCGACGAGACCCCGGCCGAGACGGTCACCTACACGACCGTCGCCGGCGTCGAGTCGGCGGGCGTCACGGTGGCGTGGTCGTCCGAGGATCCGCACCGGGCCGAAAGCGTCTCACTCGGCCGCTCGGATAACCGGCTCGCCCATGTGGTCGTGCCCGCCTCGGAGATCGCGGCCCCGGCCGTCGGCGATACGGTCAACCGCACACTGACCGGCGAAGATTGGACGGTGTTTGAGATTAACCGGGTCGGGGCCGGGGCGGCTAACACGCTGACCTGCAAACGATCGGAACCGGACGAATTTTCGCGAGACAGTCTGCGGATTCGAATGTGAACCGTGTAGCTAAAAAGGACCACCCATGGCCATCGACGACGAGCCCAGCGTGAAGCAGCCGATGAGCGAGTTCGTCAGAGGTATCGCCATCGAGGCCGGCCGGGCCGGGGCCCGTGAAGTGGTCGCGGAACTCGACATCCTGCCGCGGTTGGACAGGGTGGAAAAGAACAATATAGATCTGCGGATCGCCAAGGCCAAGATGTACGGCGTCATTATCGGCATCTCGGCGGCCGTGGGCGTGCTGATAAGATTTCTTCTCTAACCTATGGAGTAAAGCAAATGAAACGTACGCGACTATTCAAGATGCTGGCGATGTCGATCCTGATCGCGGCCGCCGCGATGTCCAGCGGGTGTGCATTCCTGCGGGCGTCGATCGATGTGGACGCCGCGATATCGGCCGCCGCCGTGCAGAACCTCGCGAACTTCCGGACCGCGACCGACGACGTCGCCAACGTGCATAACCGCGACTCCGAACGGCTGGAAGCCCTGCTCGATGAAAAGATCGTCGTCGCCAAGGATGGCGTCGCCGCCCTCGCCCTTCTCCGCGACTACCGGGTAAAAAAGGTCCAACTCGCCGAGGCCAAGGCCGCCGATATGATGGTGTACGCCAAGGCCCTCAATAACGCGTCGCTTATCGTGGAACTGATCGGCCAGCGTATCGCCCTTCGGGCCAGGTGGTCGGCTCTCATTGGCCGGCTGCCGGCGATTGCACAACTGAAGGCGATCGCTCACGCGGAATCTCAGGCGTATATAAACGCGATATCGAAGCCCACCCGATAACACCGGACGATTTGGAGTTTGAATCATGGCGAAAGAAAAGACAGCCGCCCCCGCCGATGAGGCGCCGCTGACGGATGATCAGAAGCGATCCCTCATCCGCGACCACCTGCTCGAGATAACGCGCCTCGGCGTCGACCTCATTCCCGAGACGCCCAACGCGTTCGATGCGATCCAGCCCAAACAGCCTACCGGCGATATGCGGACCGTCCGCGATTCGGCCGGCGTCAAAAGAGCGTTGGTGGGTATCGACGCGGCGGTGAGGGAGGCCACGGGCGCCGAAACGGTCGTCGCCGCGGCGATGTATATCGCCGGGCGACTCGGCGTTTCGCTGGTGTCGTGACCGCTTGCGGTGTCGCGAGCCGTTTCCGTGCGTCGGCCCGAAGGGCCGATTTCAAGGCGATCGAACATTAAATAAAGGAGCACCCTGTGAACTCGATACAAACATTCTTGGACGGTAAGAAAACCTACCTCGTCGCCGCCGCGATCGTGCTCACCGCCCTGGTCGCCCTCGGCGACGGGACGATCGACGTCGGGACGTTCGTTAACCGGGCGCTCGAGGCGTTCGGGTTGTCGTTCTTGCGACTCGGCGTTAAGAAGAGTTGAACGGCGCGTGCGTGGAGTTGAGTCGTTCGGGCGCCTTGAAATCGGCCCGTTGGGCCGACGCACGGCCACGACTCGCGACACCGCAAGCGGTAAAACCACGATGGAAAAGGAAATATTATGAAATCGGCACTCCAGAATAAGCTCTTGTACATCGAAGCCCGTCACAACGATTTTGAAAACGCGGTGGCGACGCTCGGAGAGGTCGTACGCAGGCAAGACAACGTAGGGTCCGCGGTCTACAACGTGCAGGAAGTGCGGGACGACATCAACGGTTTGGCCAATTGCCTGGACGCCCAGGCCAACCACCTCCGCACAATCCTCGAAACCCCTCAACTGGCGATGCCGGGTTCAGCACCACACGACGAACCCGAAACAGTCGTCGCCGACTCGGAAGTCGAGATCCTCACGCCCGAACCCGAACCGAAGGCCCAAAAGACCGCCCCGCGAAAACGAAATCGGTAACTTCATATGTCAGACGCTGATAATTTAGTATGGGGCCCGATCAATAACGCGATGTTGATCGTCGCCGGGTCGTCCACGTTTCAGACGCTCGTCGGCCACGCGGCCGACGCGGCGGCGGCGCTCGGTCACGTCTACTCGCCGCTGATCGCCAAGGCGGAGATAAAGACCGCCCGACCGTGCGCCTTGATCGATTTCGGCAACGCCTTTGAGGACCGCCGAAATTCGAGCGACTCCGCGAAGGCCAGCGGTTCGGTATTGTTCCAACTCGACATCGACTTCCCATCCGACGTGACGCTCGGGCTCGTTGACCCCACCGAAACCGTGCGGGCGAACGCCGGCCATAAGTATTATTCCAAGCTGCTCGGCGATATTTTCACCGACGTCAAGGACCTGTCCAACGGCGGCGGCGGATATCTCAATATAGATTCCATCCGCCAGTCCCTGGCCCCCGAACGGGCCATGATCGAAGATAGAACCGATTGGGGCGATTTCTATAATTCCGTTTACGAATGGTTCTGGAGTTAACCGATGATCGCCCCGACCACCAAAATAACCTGGCGAGGATCCCCGGAAACGACCATGGCGGAACTCCGCCGCGTTGTCAAGCCCCAACTGCAGAAGATCGGCGTGGTATGGCATCGCCGAACGCTGCCGAAACACTTCGAAGACGCCGCCCTCAACCGTTACAAATACCAGCGGCGGAGGAAGGGCTATTCAATCACAAAGGCCCGCCGCAAGGGCCACAACCGCCCGCTCGTTTGGGACGGCGATCTGGAGCGGCAGGTAACCCGTATCGGCCGGGTGTCATCCACGTCCAAGGGCGTTACGGTGGCGATGACCGGCCCCCGGTACCTGTACGCGTACCGCAAGGACCTTCAGCAGCCCGAC